TTGCGAGGGCCCCACATGTAAGAACGGGCATCAACAGGCTGACCCTCAATACCACAACGGTAAACATTAGGCTTATTGTTGTTACCCATATCATACACATCGAAGCGAGCGGCACTTGCAAGAGTGCCATCATCCATGAGCATCTTATTGTTAACAGGGTCGTCCTTCTGGGTATCAAGAATCACATCAAGAACAATACCCATAGGACCAGAGTAACGAGTGAACTGATAACCAGCAGAGAGTGCGGTCTCGTGCATAGGAGAAGATGTCTTCTTTACAACTCCAAGAGCATCACCATTGAACTGGAACTCTGTCCAACCACTCATAGCATTGCGAACTGCATTGCTGAAGAGTCTTGCACCAGCCTCACCGGTATGGAGAGCAAAGTGCCTGCCCTGACCAAGCTCAATCTTTGCAGAGCTGATACGAAGGAGCGCATCCTCAAGAACCTTAAGGGAGAAGTCATTGTAGTAAACAACATTGCCTCTCTCAAGCTGTGCAAGGATACCATCACCCTGCTTGATAACTTCACCGGAAACACCGAAGTTCATGTACTCACCATTGGACTTGCGGTTGGCAACAGAATAATAGTAAACATTATTCTTATACTCGCTCCAAGTCTGTGAAAATACATAATCCCAGTAGTGCATCCATACGAATCCACCATTCTCCGGAGTAACCTTTACCTGCTTACCGGAAGCATCCATCTTTGTAATTGTAGCACCGATAGCAATTTTCTTGTTATAAACATCGCCGGAAACCTCATCGTGCAAACGAATCATAGTGAACTCGTTGCGAGCCTTCATAGGTGCAGAGTGCCTTACACCACCAACTTCCTTGGAGAGACCTCTTTCAACTGGTGCATAAGCATAGCTGAATCTCTCACCGGGCTGAAGCCTGTCAGCGGGAATACCATCGTTTGAACCATTAATGCTTTCGCACTCATAGAGATACTTTGAACCATATGTCTTGGGGTCGTTTATAATTCTTACTGGATAAATCTGATTGAGATTACCCATAATAACCTCGCCCTTGAAGAAATAGGCTTCATCAAAAAGGAGGAAGAATCTCTTTCCGTTAACACCTGCATTGTTGGTGGAAACCGCAGTTGTGCCATCCTCATAGAAAGCCTTTACAAGAGGAATGTTCCTACGCGCAGAACCATAAACATCCCAAATAATCTCCGAATCATCAGCAAACATCTTGGTAGGAAACTTGGAGAGCTCAGAATCAATGGACTGGCCAAAATTCCTTGCCATTACTTGAGTAAAGAACTCAGAAACCACATTTGGATTCTGTCCACCAAGCATACTGATGTGGTTTGCTTTGGTGATAATATAACTCCAACCTGTAAAGTCTCTGGTCTGAAATTTTGAAAATCTAACTGCCATAACGACTTGATTAATTATTAATTATTTTAGTTAAAGTATTATCTGCCAAGCCTGTTCTCCTGAACCATAGTTACCACCTTTTCCACCAACAAGATTCAATGTTCCATCAGTGTTCCTTGCGGTACTGTTCAAGGTTCTCTCAAGAGCAGATATCTCCTTTTTTCTAACCTCTTTACTAACAGATTCCTTTACTTTGTCAAGAGATTTGAATCCATCAGTAATAACATAGAAGTATGCCAAATACTTTCTGAAATCTGCGGGATTTTCATCAGCATATTTTTGCAGAGCACTTATTGGTCTGCCTTGCTTATCCTTCCCAACAGGTCTGTTGATAGCATCAAAAACCTTCTGTCTTGTTGCCTTATCAACCTTAATCTCTCCGAATGATTTATCATCTTCAAGAATAGATTTCCTCAACTTTTCAGCATCCTTCTTTCTATTCTCAACAGCTTTGTCATATTCTGCTTTCCTTGCATTGAGCTCCTCATCATACTTGGCTTTATAAAACTTTTTGTTTGACTCAAGAGCATCTTTTGCTTCTTCAATATCAGTGCTGTTTTCAAAGATTTTTTGAACCTTTTCTTTTGCCCTGTCTTCCGAGAAACCCCTATTAATCAAGTCTGTATAAATCAGATTCTTTCTAATAGTTTCCCCTTCTTCGGTTTCAGCATTAATATCTTCTTCTTTAATGCTGTTGAGATTATTAAGACTGTTTTCAAAGACCTGAATATCCGATGGTTCCATACCATAAGTAAGGGCATCATTTATTCTTTTTTCTGTTTCTCCCAATCTGTTTGTTACAGTCTCTTCCAACTTCTCTTTGATGAAATCTTCAAAGTCATTTGCATCTTTAATCTTTGAAAGTCTCTCATCATCTGCATCTGAAAAAAGGGGAACACCATCTACCTTAAATGCCGAGGCAATGGAAGAGTAGGTATTGGGAGAAGTACCTTCAGCTGGGCTTCCGGTGCTCCCTGTTTCTTTTTCAGAATTATTACTACCTACGCTCTCCAGTTCAAGACTTGCAGCATCAAGAACTTCAGTAGCCTCGTTTTCAATGAACTCTTGTTTTTCTTCTTTCTTTTCTTCCTCTTTATGCTCCGGCTCCTTGGTTTCTTCTTTTACCTTTTCTGGCTCTGCAACCTTGTTGTCAAGCTCCAAATCGCTGGCATCGAGGACATTTTCCATTGATAAATTAAATTCTTCCATATTATTTCTCCATTTAATTTGCTAACAAAAGTATTTAAAATATCAAGAAAGGTCAACAAGATTAAAATAATGTTAATCTTTGTTTAACACAATCTTAATCTTGAAGACCAAAACTACTCGTTTTCAATAAGCTTACCCCTTAATCTTAAAGCATCTCTATAACAGTGGTCACATAAGAAATACTTTGCTACTGGATATGTTTGTTTGCCTATCTCGCCTGCCAAATATTGATATTCTTCACCTATGAAATCAATGTCGTTAAACAATGCTATATGTATCGCAAGGTGACCCTTTTCGTGGTCTATTGTTGATTGGAATTCTTGCGGAGAATCTGTCTTACCTATAACAATAACAGATGTTCTGTCTTTTGGAGATGAGAATGTAAGACCAGAATTTATACCAGCATCATATAACCTGTCTACCGTTTCTTCAGGGTTTGTGCAACCTATTGCTTCAAGGTCTTGCACTATCATATCATAGTATATATCATCAACAAAGTAATATACCCTTATATACCAATCCCAATTCTTAAGCTTGAAATCCTGTATTATCATAGCATATCCTCCCAATCAATAGGAGTACCGCTACCTATACAGTCTGCATAAAATCTTGTAAACACCATACCATCATAAGCATCAGGGTCTTTTATTACATCCTTGACATACATTACAAGATGCTGCTCATCCATTATAGATGAGCCAATAAAATCGGAAGAACACATATTTGCTACATATAATGCATCATAAGAAAATGGTATTGTTACACCATATCTTTGCATAAGGTTTTCAAGCTGTTCTTTTGAATACTTTCTTGGTTCTATCTTTCTGCCATTTGGGTCAAACTTAAACATTCTACTTGTAGCCCACTCGCACATTTTCTTGGAAAAGTGCCACCCATAATAACCTATGTATTCCTCCATTCCGGAAGGAAATTTTTCTTTATAATCAAGTCTCATATAAATATAAATAAAGGGGAGTATTTAACTCCCCTTGGTTAAACATTACTCCTCATGGTAACTTCCACCTCTACGGGAGCTTCTTTCACCATAATAGCTTTTAGCTTCTTTCATTGCATCTCTGTAACCATCTTCATAGCCACATTCATAAGCTTCATCTATATGGTCTTCTTTATATCCTCTCATGCCAGACTTATATCCGCGCCTGCCAAATCTTGAGGATTCATCTTGTTCTCTTATTTCCCAAAGTCTCATATTACATTCCTGTTTTTGATAACCTTTCAAGCAGTAAGGCATTGGTCTTCATAAGTTCTGAAACATTTCTTGACATTTCATCCATCTTTCCCTTAAGTGTGTTTATTTCCTCCTTTTGGTTTTGCTTTTCAGCATATTCTGGATTAAGGTCAACAAGAATTTTATCATATTGTTGAACCAAACCTTCGTGATATGATTTGCTATTGATGATATCAATACTCTTTTGTTTAGAACTTAATATCTCAGAATTCATGGCTTCTCTGCTATCAGCAACTACTATACTCTCACCATTACTGAATGTATCAGCAATATCTTGTTGTGCAGGAAGTCCGGCATAATTAACTGTTTTATCACCAATTTTAACCGATATATCCGTAATTAACTCTTGTGGTTGACCAAAAGTTGTTGGTATAGTATATTTTGGTTTGGTTATAGGCTGAGAAATAACTTGCCCAACCTCTATATATGGTTTATCTGTTCTGTGCAGAACATATACTTGACTATTCTGCCTTACTGATTGAAACATATTATCTGTTATTTAAATTTAACCTATTAACTGTAATGCTCCAGCATTCCTATCATAAGCAACAAGGTAGTATCCGATGCCTGCAAAATCAGCAACTGTGAGGTTTGCTCCACTGGCAACTGTTACATTTCGTGAGCTTCCAGCCATTGAGAATCTTATAGGAAGGGTTGTGGTTGTTCCTTCCGGTATTGCCTCTGGAACATGTATGAATAAAATACCCCTCGTTGGATTTCTATCCCAATCTGGTCTAAACACAAAATCAACAGATGTATCAGATACTATAATTCTTCTTACTTCAAGAGAAGGGATGCCATTAATATTGGAATACTGATATGGAAAAACGGCCATAGTGCAGTCCTCCTATATTTTAAGCCCAATAGCTTTGACCATTCCAGCCATACCCATAACCATTAAACCCACCATAAAAAGGTGTGTTGTTCACGGCTGTAAGATTAGGCCATACAACAGGAACGGTGTTTGGTTGCCTGTTTTCAATCTCATTAACCTTTGCCTGAATTGGTGCAAGGATAGCTGCAATCTGAGCTGTCTGATTTGCATTATCAATCTGACCACGAAGAGTAGAAATGACCTCATTCTTTGTGTTGATTTCATTCTGCATATCACGCTCTTTAGCATCACAGAACTCCTTAACCATAGTTGTCTTAAGGTCTGCAATAGCATCAACAGTACGCTGACCACTACCACTAATAGCAGTACCAAGAGTATTGGTCTGGTTAAGTGTAGCAATCTGATTCTCATAACCTTGAGAAGTAACAAGAAGCTTGTTCTCGCAGCAGCACTGACACAGCTGAGAAGCAAGTGATGCATTACCACTCTGTATAGCATTAACAACCTGAAGTGAAGACATTCCAAGCTGTCCACCAAGAGTAGCAAGGCTTGTACTTACTGTTCCAAGTGCAGACTTGATAGCATCAAGACTGTAACCAGACATTGTAGAAAGCTGCCTTACATCAGCATCTGTACCATCAATTGCACGCAGTACAGTTTCTGCGTTGTTGTTAGCTGTAGCCTGTGCACCAAGAGCGGCAGCAGCACCAGCATTACCACCACCAAAGTTACCAAATCCAAGACCATTATTACCAAAGAGGAGACCAAGGATGAAACCAATAGCACCACCAGCAAGCCCATTGCCACCAAAAAATCCATTGTTGCCATTATTCATAGCAAGCCAAGCGGGAACAGTACCATAGCCTTCCCCATTGCCAAATACATAAGTTTTTGTATCTTCTGCCATAATAAATTTAACTTTAAATTGTTTATTTAATTTTGTTTTTTG